TAACATAATCCCAGTACAGCCTCAAATCCTCTGGTTTTACATAGAATTTTTGCATACCATAATTTTACCTACAATTGGTAGAAAAGTGGTAATTATCCAACTATTACATATCCATAAGTTTTATCAGCCGTTGAATTGGCAAAATGGGTAAGTGTTGCGCTGCCATTTGTCTGTGCGCTGACATAAATATTATCCATAGCATTAGGGGCTACATACTGCATAGTTGCAATAAGAGATGCAGTTGATGGCTTTGTAGGGCTTGCTCCTGCTGCATAAAATTGTAGAGAAACTGCTGTGCTATCTGCCGACCAATATAGTTCTATGTAATCATTTGCAGCTAACTCTATAAAGAAGTTCCACCCACCAATAGTATGACCATTAATTGAGCCATGCTTACTGGGAACTGAAATAAGTCCCGTTGATGCAGTTAAATTTGTACCATTTTTTCTTAGCCAAACATAAACATCATGGTCTTGAGAGTCTGTATTTTCAAACTGTCCAGACCATTGCAAATTGTAGATTCCAGCATTTCTAACATTCATCCTAGAACTATTAGAAAGATATACTCCATTGGTATAGTCTGTAGTATCTAGAGTCATTGCATAAGCAGTAGTAGTGCTTGCAATGGTTTGATCTACTAGGCTTTGAAATGCTCCATAAGGTGCAGTATCATTAAAAGCAGCAGCCGACTTAGGTACTAGCAAGATCATAGAATCTCTACTTATTCTAGGATCGTTAATAGTGGTAGTTGTTGCGTTTCCTGTGGCTAATGTAATAGTGCCAGTATTGTTGGTCTTACCATCCATCATGCCGTTTACGATCTCAGCTACGGCTCGTTGATCGCCACCAGTAGGGGGAAGTCTACGGAACATTATCTACCGCCCTGTTGCACTAACTCAATCTCTACACCAGCAGCCGTTTTCCAGTTAGCCCCTGTAGGGGAAACCCTTACTCTATGGTATTTGCCACCAGAGCGCAGGGATGCCCTATTCTCGCTGTCTGCTGCTACGGCAGTACCAAAGCTAGGGACTTCGCTTAATAACGCTCTAGAGGCTACAGAAACGCTTGCAGAGCCATTATCTATCTTTGGCTTGGCTAACATAATGATTGACTGATTGCCGTTTCCTAGATCGCCTGTAGTAATGTAGCCAGACTTATTAGCTCCAGTAAAAGTAACAATTTTGGTATCTTTTACGCCAGCTAAAACAAACTTACCCCCAGCCCATAAACGACTGTCAAAAGAAGTTTCTATACTATCCATTGTTCCAAAGGTATCTAAACCTTCTAATGTTACGCCAGCCTGTGCTGCACTACCTAAATAACTAGAAGTAGTTTCTGCTGTAGACCATTTTTTAGTCTGAAAGTTATAGATCATTAAGCGTTTTTGGGCAAAGATGTCTGTATATTGCCAAATAACTAATTTACGGAATACATCAATAGTAGAACTCATCTCGTTTAATTTAGATTGATCTACAAAATTAAAGAAATAACGATCTACTTTTTCTGCGCCAATAGGTGTAACTGTTTGCCCATCGCACATATAAAAACCATCGTCTGATAGGAAAAATGTAAGGTTTCCAAACTGGGCTATAGAGTTAGACTCATAGCACCCAATATTTTTAGCAATAGTGTCAAACTGAAAAAATAGTGGCGCACCTACATAAGACATTCTAGAAATAGCTCGCTCTAACAATACAAGACCATACTCACCGCCTGTAATGCCACGAATATCGCCACCATCAGGAATTACTTGGTCATCTGCCTGGCTTGTAGCACTAGCAGTCCAATCTGCCTCATCGTTAATATCAGACCAATAGACTTTGTTTTCATATCCAGCCACATTAGCAGCAACAACAAAATCTCTAACTGTAGTTACAAATTTAGCAGTAGGAGCAGCAGCAGCTAGATCAGCAAATAATGATGAGCTACCTAAATTCCATACTTGGAGCTTGGCTATTCCGTTAGCAGCAATAAGAGATGGCCCAAACTGAGTAAACATCCAGCGATTTGTGCCTGTATAGTTTCCTGATTTAGATACATTATCCAAGGCTAATGTAGAAGAATTATATTTATATAGTTTAGTAAAACTACCAGTAAATAAAGTTGTTGTTCCTGCATATTTAGTAACAAATACATTATTAAGACTTGTATCTGCTGCGCCTGATAAATCTACTATTTCTGGGAATGGGCCATAACCTATTGCCTGGGGAACAACATTATAGGCATCCTGTATAGAACCAGTTATTCCAGCTTGGTCTGGTAACCATTCGCCAAATTCTACTATTGAGGTAGCCATGTATTACTTCCCGTTGATTTATTAGTCCAATTGTTACTTGTAACATTTGATGCTGTCCAAGTATTACTATCTACTGTTTTATTTGTCCAAGTATTGTCTGTAATGGATGCTGCTGTCCATGTATTAGAACCGACAGAAGAATTGCTCCATTCCTCTCCGATTCTGTATCCAATAGCAATTATAGATGCTATGCCTGTAATTGAGCAGTTTGCAGAAAATACTATGTTGCCGTTTGCATCAACTGTACCAATACAAACTAATGATCCATTACCAGCAACAACAATATTGCCTAATCCTGTAATCGTTCCAACACCAATTACAGATCCTTCGCCACTTAATAGCCTAATGGCTACAGCGTCTACTGTTCCAACTCCATTAATAGAAACTACGCCATTTTGTATTCTTATTCCATCAGAAGATGTAGAACCAACTCCGTTGATCGAGCCAGCTCCAGAAAAGACTGCAATAGGACTGCCATTAACTGTTCCTATTCCATCAATAGATCCAGCACCTTCTGTAGCCGTTACATCTCCTACTGCATAACCAGTTACCCAATAGTCATATACAACATATTGATCTGCGTATGCCATGTCTTATCTATTTAATTTGGCAGATTGTGCAACTTTAAATGCTTCGTATGCGGCTTTAACTTCATCAGTCCATGCGACATTGCAAATATCTTGAACTTTTTGTTCTTGACCACTAATATCCATGTCAGGAGTTAATACCCAACGATGGAATGTTCTTGATACAAATTCACCATCTCGTTCAATAATAGTAGCTTGACGGACTTGAATGTTCCAATCACCTACTATTTCAATTTGGTCAATACTTGTATTTTCTGTAAGTGCCATTTTTAATCCTTAAACAAAATATGTGCAACTAAACGATAATGTTCCAGAACTTTGATATGCGTTTCCAAGAGAGTTGTTTACCCAAGAATAAAAAGCCGTTGATGCTGTGTTTTGTATAATAATTCCTATAATTGGGCCACCAGTAGAAACTTCCATATTTTGAGCGTAAACGGCTATTCCTACATCATGCGTATTTGCTGATGTAAAAGGCAATCCACCAAAACTTGGGTCAACAGTTGCACCACTATAAATTATTGTTCCTGTAATAGATACCGCCCTTCCAATCTTTGTATATCTACAAGACTGACTTGTAATACCACCAGCACCAACAGTAGCAGTAAAACTACCTTCTTCATAATCATCTAATGTATTGGCATCAGTAGAAGCAGATTGAGTAGCTGGAAAACTAATGCCAGAACCCGAAGCGGAAGCTGTAGCTCCACCAACACCAATAGTAGTTAAAAAACTAGGTAGTGATGCTTGAACATTAGCACCAGTACCAGTAGAAGTAGTTACGCCAGTACCACCTTGAAGTACAGGCAAAGCATTTTGTAATGATAATGCACCATTTAATGTAGTTGTTGATGTACCAGCAGTTGAACCAATAGCAATGTTAGTAGTAGAACCAGCAAGACCACCAGTACCAATATTCATTGCTTTGGTAGAGCCTGATGCAGTTGCTCCAGCTTGAATATTAGTTGTTTGGCTTACTGTTGAACAACCAATAGTTTGTGTACCAGTTCCGCCTGTATTACCAATAGTTAATTGCCCTGATGTTTGGGCTGTACAAATAATAGTATTAGCAGTTGTTTGGTTTGTTGCAAAAAGGGCTGATTGTCCTGCTGAACCACCAAGATTTAAATTTCCAGTTGCCGCTATGCTACTAAATGTTGGACTTAATGCCCTTACTACGCTACCTGTGCCTGTTTCAGATGAGAATAAATCAGCACCAAAACTCCAAGAGGCGGCATTGTTATTTGCAGTTGAAATACACCAAACTCTGTATGAACCAATGTTTGAATTTGCATAGACGTTAGCACCAGTTGAAGTATTTACTGTTACTGTATATCCCCCTGTTCCATTGGTAATTAAAAAACTCCAACCAACAGCTAAAGTTGCCGTACTAGGCAAAGTAATAGTTTGATTTGCAGAACCAATAATCTGTTGTTGATAACCACTTGTATTAGTTAATACTAAAGCAGAAGCACTAGCAGTAGTTAAAGTTAATGGAGTTAAATCTGAAAATGCTTCAGCAACAGTTGTAGCCCCTGTACCACCATTAGCTATAGGCAAAGCTGTTCCTGAGTAACCTATTGCTAAAGTACCGCTAGTAGTAATTGGACTTCCTGTAATGCTTAAAACGCTAGGTACAGTTGCCGCTACAGAAGTTACTGTTCCACTTCCACCAGCAGAAGGCGTTGTCCAAGTAGGTGTAGCGCCTGTGCCAGCAGAGGTTAATACTTGTCCTATTGTTCCTTGTGCGCCATCAAAGCTAGTAATTCCTGTAACAGCTAAATCTGTAACTGTTGCAGAAGTAACTGTTAGCGCAGCAACAGTATCACCAGACTGTACTTTGTCTGTGTTTAGATTAGTAAAGTTAGCATCTACCTCGTTATGAGTAAGAGGAGATCCCTTAACACTTCTGGTAACTATCGTAGACATATTAAGCCAAAGTTACTGATACGCTAGATGTAGCGAACTTAAATACATCTCCACTTGCAATGGTCTTAGATGTAGTTAGCGCACCATAGTACAACATATTGCCAGTTGTTAAGGCATCAAATATAGCAAAATGGGTAATTGTTCCCCATGATCCTGTAGCCTGGTCAAACTCAACAGCAGCAGCAGAGTTAGTTGTTACTCCGTTAGAAGGAGCAGCAAAGGTGATGGCCTTGCGAGCATAGCCACTACCAGTACATTCTGTGCCAGTACCAGCCTCAGTAGGATCGGAAGTAAATAGCGCAGCATAAACTGTTGCTGGGGATGTAAAAGTAGTATTGCGTAGAGTAGCGTTAATTAATGCGTTCTCTAGGTAGTTTGAGATTGCAGACATGGTAATCCTATCGTGAAGTTAATTGCATTGTTAGTGGTACTCCAGCGTACTCTGAGCTTTCGTCTGATCCGTTAATATCAGAAGTAGCTCTATCGTATAAGGTAGCCCAAGTTTGTACTCTGGCATCGTTCATAAGATAAGGCTCTGCCTCTGCCAAGGATGCGTAAAGCAAGGCATCTGGGAAGTTAGCTAGATAAGCATTTGTAGCTACACTTGTAGATAATGGCGTTGGTTTGTAGTAATAAAGCATCTCTACAACATAGGCTGAGTCTGGAGTTGGAGCAAACTGGATCTCCTCGCCAATGATTGTGTAGTAAACAGGCAGACCAGACTCCCCAGCTCTAGCATTACGAGAGAACAAGGAAGGCGATAAATAGCTAATAGTGTTTCTTGGATTACCTTGGGTAAATATATCTCGCATCTCTAAGAAGTCTGTAGGCAAGCCAACAGTAGAATCTGCTGCTGTCATTGTTGCTGTAGCAACTTTAAGAGTTTGGCGAGTACGGATCTCTCTTGCCAGGCGAATCTCTGCAAAGGTAATAAAATCAGGTATGACCGCAGTCAAATCTGATCGACCTAGATAGCTTGCTATAGAAGTCTTTAATTCTGTGTATGTTGCAAAGCCCATTAGGACACCTCAATATTATGCCAGCCGTATGTGTAATTACCTATATGGCCTATCTCCATTGAGAGATCGTGATCCACATAAGTATCTATTCCTGCATCTTTCGCTTTAATGCAAAAGTAAACATCTTCGCCTAATAACTTCCCATTGGGCAATTGCTCAAAGTAGAAGTAAGGCTTTTCTAGTTTCTTAAATGCTGAGTTTTTAATGAGAATGACACCGCACCCTATGGCATCTACCTTCTCTATTCCTTTTTTAACATTGGAATAAACAGGCAGCCACGATACAGAACCATCTTCCTCATAGTTAATGTTTTTGGCAGTAGGCTTTACTGGCTCTGAACGAGTAGTAGCGTTTACGCCAACAATGTCTTTATTATGCTTTAAAAGCCGAACAAGCGCATCTTTTGGAAAGCGCATATCAGCATCTATAAACATTAGGTAATCGCAACGCTCATTGATAACAGAGTCTACTAACGCATTACGCTGATCAAATATTAATGTGCCTGTAGATGTGTACAGATTAATATCGTGTTTCGTCTGTTTTGCTGTGTAATTAACTAATGCTGATAAGTCAAACGATGTGGATATTTCTACTTGCCCTCTTGCTGGAACGCAGATTCCTATCCTCATACTGTGCCACCCCTAGTACGAAATACTTTGTTGTCAGGGTTGTTTAACCACTTTACTAAAGCCTTTTGGTCTAGTATGTGGTAGCCACGCATTATGCCTTCTCTGTTGAGGGTGTTAATAATCTCAGCAGGCAATGAAGCAATTTTATTTTTAGGGTCATATATGTTATCACCCCAGCCAGTTTTAGAACTTCTAGCATTGAATTGTTCCTTGGTATGTTCCGTAAAATCAGTTAAATCTACTTCCGACTTAATAACTATTCCACCTTCGCCATCTGCAAACGCAGTACGGATGACTCCATCTACTACACCGAGATTGCCTCGTTTACCGAGATCAGACATACATTCTCCTAGAAAAGGGGATCAGTTTCCCAATCCCCTTATTCTACATTACTTATGACAGATCGAAAACACCGCCATGTGCAGCTTCGTTACGAACTTCCAATGTGAACTCAGCCAAGATTTGTGTCTTTTCTGCATCACCAACACGAGCTAACTCGTTAGTTTGGAATGGGCGTAGGAAAGCTAATGCTGCATACTCAGGATCGAGGATGAG